CTGCTTGAAAAATATATGTCCGAAATCAATTTTTTGAGTTTTCGCAATGCCAGGTAGACCGCCAAAGCCGACCGCACTCCACCTGATTGAAGGAACTGGGCGAAAGTCCCGCATGGCGAAGCGCGCCGGCGAAGTGGACCCGGAGCCGGGGATCCCCGAAGCGCCGGAATGGATGGCGCCAGAGGCTCTCGTGGAATGGGGCCGGCTGACCAGCGACTCAAAGTACGTGAAGGCGCTTCGCAAGGTCGATCGCGCAATGCTGGCGGCTTTCTGTCAATTGTGGGCGCGATTCGTAGATGGTGAGAAAAAGGCGGAGCCGGTATCGGTCGCGCACATCGCCGCGATGATCAACCTGGGCGCGAAGCTGGGACTGAACCCCTCCGATCGCGTGAAGGTCAAAGTTCCTGAAGATCCGAAGCAAAAGACCGCATGGCAAAACCTAAAAGCTACGTCGCAAGGGCGATAGCCTACGCACGTAGCGTTACCTCTGGGGCTATCCCCGCCTGCAAGTGGGTGCGTTTAGCCTGCCAGCGGCAGTTAGACGATCTGGCGCGATGGGACGAGCAGGACAGCCAGTTCCGATGGGCTCCAGCCAAAGCTAATGAAGTTTGCGCATTCATTGAACTGCTCCCGCATACCAAGGGCGAATGGGCGAGCCGCGGCGAAAAGATCCGGCTCGAGGATTGGCAGTGCTTCGTCCTCTGTGTCGTGTTCGGTTGGCTGCGAGCGGACGGGGCGCGTCGATTCCGGATCGTTTATATCGAGGTCCCCCGCAAGAATGCGAAGTCCACTCTATCCGCTGGCGTCGGGCTCTACATGCTGACGGCGGACGGGGAAGCCGGCGCGGAAGTTTACTCGGCCGCCACCACCCGAGACCAGGCGCGCATCATTTTCCAGGCGGCGCAAGAGATGGCCAAGCGCGAGCCGGACTTCCGGGAGGCGTTCGGGGTCCAGGTCGGCGCGCACAACATCAACGTGATTGCCACCGCATCCAAATTCGAGGCGCTATCCGCCGATGCATCCACGCTCGACGGGCTGAATATCTCGTGCGGTCTGGTGGATGAGGTACACGCCCACCCAACCCGCAAGGTAGTGGACGTGATCGAGACGGCAACGGGTAGCCGGCGGCAACCACTCCAGTGGGAGATTACGACAGCCGGCAGCGATAAGGCGGGAATCTGCTTTGAGCACCGCGGCTATGTCTGCAAGATCCTGGAGCACGTAACGGACGATGAGGCATTTTTCGGGATCATTTATACGATCGACGAGAACGACCCGTGGGACGATCCGGAGACCTGGCGCAAGGCCAACCCGAACTTTGATGTTTCTGTTTCACCGGACGACTTGGAACGCAAGGCAAAAAAGGCCAGTCAATTACCGGCGCCACTCTCCAACTTCCTGACCAAGCATCTCAACGTGTGGGTGTCGGCTGATAGCGGCCTGTTCGACATGCTGGCATGGGACCGGGCGAAAGAGCCGGGCCTGAAGATCGAAGACTGCGCCGGATTCCCCTGCTACATCGGAATCGACCTTGCATTCGTGGACGACATTTCGGCGGTGATTATGCTTTTCCAGCGCGGCGAAGGCGACTATGCCGTATTCGGGAAATACTACCTGCCCGAGGAAGTGGTTCAGGAGTCGCGCAATTCGCAGTACTCGGGCTGGGTGCGCAGCGGGCGCGTGACGGCGACCGACGGCAACATCACCGACATCGAAGAGATTGTGGACGATCTGGAGATCGCGCGAAAGAACTACGATGTCCGCGAGCTTCCGTTCGATCCCTACGCTAAGGCGGTGCTGTTCAACGCCATCAGCAACCGCGGCGCCGGCAACGATCGCTATTTCGAATTCTTCCAGCGGCCCGCGATGATGAGTCCCGCGACGGCTGGACTGATGGCCGCGATTAAAGCGGGCCACATCCATCATGACGGAGATCCGGTTCTGGCTTGGGCGCTCTCAAACGTTGTTGGGCACTTCGACGTAAACGAAAACGTGTACCCGCGCAAGGAGCGTCCCGAAAACAAGATCGATCCAGCCATCGCCCTCATCATGGCGCACGCGCGGGCCATCGCATCGGAAGACAACTCGCTCTCCTACTCGGGGCTAAGGATGCTCGGATAAATGTTTCCTGCCATTCGCTCCGCGATTAAAGACTTTGCCGAAGGCTTCGGTTCGAAGCCCATCACTCTCGATATCAAGGCAGGCGGATCTGGTGCCGACTGGTACGCGCGCAACGGGTTCAACAATCTCTACCAGCTTCATACCGAAGGTGGCCCGTCCTGGAGCGGACAGCCGGTATCGATTGATACCGCGCAGAATCACTCCGTAGTTTGGGCGTGCGAGCGGATCATTTCCGAGTCAATGGCGTTTATGCCGCTCAACATGATGCAGGCGACTAGCGCCGGAAAGATATTTGCCACGCACCACCCGATGTATTCGGCTCTGCACAATGCGCCCAACGAGGAGATGACCTCAATGGGCTACCGCGAGACTGCGACGGCGCATGTGGTGATGGGCGGGAACAGTTATTCGCAGATCATGCGGCGAAGCGGGACGGGGATCGCGAACGAGCTTTATCCGCTGCTGCCGTCACAGGTAAAAGTGGACCGGGACAGCCAGAAGCGGCTGGTGTACATCGTCAAGGAAAGCTCTGGCGACCCCGGAAAGACATACACGGTAATCAAGGGAAAGCCTCACGACATTCTGCACATCCGCGGGCTCGGGAACAATGGCACGATCGGGTACTCGGTGATCAACATCGCCCGCCATTCGATCGGGACCGCCCAGAGCGCCGAGAAGTATGCCGCCAAGTTCTATGCAGCCGGCGGCCGTACGCCGTGGCTCCTTGAGATGGCGCAGAAGTTTAAGAGCACCCAGGATCAGGACAAGTTCAGCGCTGATTTTGTGACGTGGATGTCCGATCAGAACAACTGGCATAAGGGCCTGATCCTTGAGCCAGGAATGACCTACAAAAACATGGGCATGTCGCCGCAGGATAGCCAGTTCATCGAGACGCGAGCCTTTGAGATCCCCGAAATCTGCCGGTGGTTTTTGATCTCGCCGCACATGGTTGGGGATCTTTCGCGCGCCACCTTCAGCAACATCGAGCACTTGGCCCTGCAATTTATCAAGATGACGCTCACGGCGTGGATGACGCGGTGGGAGCAGGAGCTTTGGCGCTGCGTGCTGACCCCCGAGGAAAAGACGCAGGGATATTTCTTCCGGCACAACGCAAATGGCCTGATGCGCGGCGACTTCGCATCCCGCATGGCCGGGTATGCAACCGCCTTGCAGAACGGATACAAGAGCATCGACGAGGTACGGGACCTGGAAGACGACAACCCGCTACCGAACGGTGCAGGACGGGCGTATCACGTGCAAATGAACATGGCTACTGTACCGGGAACTGGCACGCCGATGGTAGCCGAACAGGGCATTTTAGATCGCATGGCTGCGGCGAAGAAACCGGCGGCGATTGCGGCACCAGCAGGAGGGGAATAGATGAAAACGAAATCACGCATGAGGATGGAGGTAAAGGAAATCTCCGAGGCCGGCTCGTTTGAGGGCCTGCTCTCTCCGTATGGATCCATTGATCGAACTGGCGACGTAGTTGATCCCGGAGCCTATACTAAAACTCTCAAGGACCATGGCAATAAGGTTCCGATGCTCTGGCAGCACAAGACCGACGTGCCGATTGGAGAACTCACGCTTGAGGACAGACCGGATGGTCTGTGGTGCAGCGGGCAGTTGCTTATGCAACTCGCGGACGCGCAGAAGGCGTATCTGCTGATCAAGGCGCGCATCGTCAAAGGGCTATCCATCGGGTTCGAATCAGTGCGTGATGCCGTATCGGATGGCGTGCGCCACCTTAAAGAGATTCGACTATACGAGGGCAGCATCGTTACTTTCCCAGCCGCGGAATCGGCGCTCATTTTTAGCGTGAAGGCGGCCGGGGATGCGATGGGCACCAGTGACTTCAACGATGAACTGATGGAGATCCAACTCCAGGACGCAGGCTGTCAGATGCGTATGGCACTCGCCAGCGCTCTCCAGGAGTGTACGTGGTGCGACCTCACGCGCGACGGGAAAATCTCAGCCGCCGAAACGATTATTCAGCAATTCTCGGATGCCTACATGGCGTTCTTGCCTCAATATCTCGACATGCTCTCCGAGATGTACGGAGAGATGGAGATGTGGGCCAAGAAACGCTTTGAAGTCAAGGCGGGCGCGATGATCAGCGCCGCCAACAAGGCAACCATTAAAGCCGCTTGCGAGCAAATCAAAAGCGGCCACGAAGCTCTTTCCGCACTTGTCGCAGATGACGCCGGTATGTCCACCTCGTCTGCGGAGGCCGTGGAAACCAAGTCCGAGCCGGTCATCGATCACTCGGCGCTCAGCAGCAAAATCGACGCATTAAAAGGACAACTTGTATGGAACTAATTGAGCAAAAGCTTACCGAACTGAGCACCGATGTTACGGCCTACGCCGCCAAGCAGCAGGAAGAAATCAAGAACATCGGAACCGCCCAAAGCGAAACCAAATCAGCATTGGCCGCCGCGCTGGAAGAGATCAAGACGCTGCATACGCAGCTTGACGCGGTGGACAGCAAACTGCAAAACCGCCACATCAGCACCAGCGGCACCGTCGAACATAAGTCCCTCGGCCAAATGTTCTGCGAGTCCGAGAAGTACCTCGCGGTCAAGAACAACGGCGGATTCGATACTGCCCGACAGCCGATCAACGTTTTCCTTCCCGCTAGCCCATTCGGCAGCATGGAAGTGAAGACGGACATCACGACCGGCGCAATCGGCGGAGCGACCACGGGCGTCATGGTCCCGCAGCGCCTCCCCGGCATCGTCGGATTGCCCGAGCAGGCTCTCCGCATCCGCGACGTAATGACGGTTATCACCCAAACGACCGGGAACGCCTTCGATTACGTTTACGAGGCGACCCGCACGGACAGCCCCAGCCCGCAGGTTGAAGCCGGCGCTAAGAGCCAGTCGTACTACAACTGGCAGTCGGCCTCCGGATCCATCCGCACGATCGCGCATTTCATCCGGATCTCCAAACAGGCGCTCAACGACGTGCCTTTCCTGACGGGAACGATCGATCACCGGATGACGTACGGCCTCAAAGTGAAAGAGGAATCCCAGATCCTCAGCGGCGACGGAACCGGCGTCAACCTGAACGGAATTCTCACCCAAGCGACGGCCTACAATACCGCCTACAACGTGGCGGCCAACGGATGGCAGCGACTCGACCAATTGCGCATGGCTAAACTCCAGGCGCGGTTGGCGGGCTTGGCCACTTACACCCCCAACGCCTTCGTTCTAAACCCGACCGATATGGCGAAATTGGAACTGACGAAGAACCTGTACGGCAGCTACATCATCGGCGACCCGAAGGGGAATTACAACCTCGTCACCTTTCCGATGGTCTGGAACCTGCCCGTAGTCGAGTCCGATTCGATCTCGGCCGGCACGTTCCTCGTCGGCAGCTTCAACAATGGTGCCGCGCTCATCGACCGCCAGGCGACCTCCATCGAAATCAGCTACGAGGACGCCAGCAACTTCACGACTAATATGGCGACCGTGCTCTGTGAAGAGCGGATCGGCCTCGCCGTAACCAAGGCCACCTCGTTCATCACCGGAACCTTCTCCACTTCCCCGGCGACCCAGAACTAGGGCATCGGAAACTCCCATGCCGGGGGCCTCAGCGCTCGGCCCCCGGCCCTTTTTTTAATATGAAACTCATCGCAAATCGGCAACTATCCGGAGATTACGGAACGGTCGTTGCCGGAGAATATTTCGATTGCGAGGACCACATCGGGGCCCAGCTTATGGCCCGTGGCCTAGCCCGTTCCGCTGGCCCGCCCAAGATCATGTACGAGACAAAGGTCATCGTGCCCGAAGCCCCCGGAGTGGGTCCGCGGCCGTTGTTTTGTGACCGCCATATGCCTCACCAGGAATCGGCGGCAGTGGCTCCCGAGGGCGATCGAGTGCTTCCAGAAGCAGACGTATCCGCACCGCGACCTGTTGATCCTGGCCGACGGAGAGGGCGTCCGAGACTTAGTGCCCGATAATCCGCGAATCTCGCTGGTAGAACTGGCGGGACGAATGGAGATCGGGGAGAAGCGGAATTACGGGGCAGCGCGCGCAACTGGTGACGTCGTAGCGAATTGGGACGACGACGATTATAGCGCCCCCCAGAGATTGGCCGACCAAATGAATCGCCTACTCGCAAGCGGCCTATCCGTCACCGGATACCATTCGATGCGGTTCACGGACGGCAAGAAGCAGTGGCAGTACACGGGCACACCCAATTACGCGCTGGGGACCTCGCTGTGCTATCGGCGCGATTGGTGGCAGGATCATCCGTTCCTTGGTCTACAGGTGGGAGAGGACGGTACGTTCTGCGAAGTGGCGGCCAACGCTCAGCAGATTGCCACGGTGGACGCGGGCAAGATGATGGAAGCGACGATTCACGACGGGAATACGAGCCCGCGCCAACTTGGAGCGGTAAATTGGTGGGAGATCAAGGGAAACACATAATGCCATTTATCCGCAAGAGTCTAATCCGGGAAATTCTGGTTGTATCCCTCCCTGAAACGAAAAGGGGGAAATGCTCAGAGTGTGGTGCCCCAACGCTTCCGGTATCCCCACCCTACATAAAGCATAAAGTCCACTGCCCGGGTCTTTTGCGGTACGGCTTGGTTGCCGCGCGGCTCCAGCCGCTTCTCAGCAAGCGATGAACCTATCCGTTATCATTCCCAGCCGGAACACCGACAATCTGCTGGCCTGCGTATCGGCAGTGCGGGCGCACGAGCCCACGCTGAAGATCATCGTGGTAGACGACGGCCTGGATCTCGGACGGCTTTCCAATTTCTCGGACTGCTGGTTTTGCGCGATGGACCCGGTGCAGGTAGTCGCAGGAGTGAAGCCTTTCATTTTCGCCAGAAATATGAACATCGGGATTCGGGCGGCCGGAACGGATGACGTGATCCTACTGAACGACGACGCGCTGCTGGAGACTCCCGGTGGCCTGTCTAAATTGCAGCACCAGGGGCTGGTACATCCCGAATGCGGAATCATCAGTGCCTCGACCAATGGGGCGTCAATGAATCAGCGGAGGCATCCAGGCGACGGGCTGCGCTACGAGGACGTGATGGTGGCGTTCGTCTGCGCGTTCATCCCGCGCTCCACGATTGACCGCATCGGTATGCTCGACGAGCGGTTCGGCTTGAACGCCGGCGGCCCAGGCACTCGCGGCTACGGTTGCGACGATGACGCGATGTGTTATCTGGCGCGTAAGGCAGGTTTGAAGCTGGGAATTTACGACGGCTGCTACGTGGACCACCGAAGCCTACCGAGCACGTTTCGCGATGACCCGGAACACCCGGCGGATGTCGTGGCACACGAGCAGTTATTCGCCGAACTGTACGGCGTCCACCCGAGGACAATTTGAAATTGAATTTGGGAAGTTGCGATCGTGGCTTTCCCGGCTTCCAATCGGTAGACCTATGCCCGCCGGCAGATATTATCGCTGACCTGTCGCAACCGTGGCCGTGGCCTGACTCATCAGTGGAAGAGGTCCGAGCCCACGACGTTTTCGAGCATATCGGCGACTGCGACCACTATCTGACGCGGTGCGGCCGATGCGCTGGACCCGGAGATACGACCCGGCATTGGAGCGGGCGTATCCATTGCATGAACGAACTGTGGCGCGTGCTGGTCCCTGGCGGCAGAGCGACCGTGGAAGTCCCGAGTGCCGCGCATGGTGCCGGATTCGCTTGCGACCCAACGCACGTTACGCCATGGTGTATGGCGTCGTTCGCCTACTTCGAAGATGGTTCGCTGGCGCATAACCGTTTCGCGCAATCGTACGGAATCACGGCGCGGTTTCGGGTACTGAGCCTGGTGGAAACGGACGATCCGTCGCACCCCGAACCAGTCTGGAAAGTTACCGCGATTTTGGAAGCCGTGAAGTGAAAATCGTTGCCTACATGATGGTGCTCGACGAGGCAGACATCCTGCCGTACTCGATCGCGTTCCTGCACGCGCAGGGGGCCGAGGTCCATGTAATCGATGGATGGAGCACAGACGGAAGCTGGGAAGCTCTGCCGTCGCTCGGCGTAAAGAGCCGCGAGCGGTTCCCCGCCGATGGGCAATCGAAAGAGTTTGTCTACTCCGAAATGCTCTCGCACTTGGAAGACTTGGCGGAGAACTCTGGCGCCGACTGGTGCTACCTGAACGACGCCGACGAATTTCGGCTGAGCCCGCGGCCAGGCGAGACGATGAGGCAAGGATTGGAACGGGTGGCATCCGAAGGCTACAACGTCATCGACCATCACGTGTACGCCTTCTTCCCTACGGATGACGGGTACATGGGCGGCGACCCGCAGCGGTACATCCGGTACTTCGACGAGACCGAGGACATGCTGTGCAAGTCCCACATCCCGCAGCAGAAGTGCTGGCGCAATATCGGGCGAGTGAGCCTGGAGGCTGGCGGGCACCGCGCGGAGATACTCGGAAAGCTGGTCTATCCCGAGAAGTTCGTCATGAAGCACTACCCCTTCCGCACGAACGCACAGGCAGCCGGCCGCATTCGGACTCGTCTTGAGCGTCGGTGTAAGGCGGAGCATAAAGAGCGGAAATGGGGCGTGCATTATGACTCCCTAATCGGGCAGCAAGAGTTTACCCGAGACCCATCCACCCTGCAATTCTGGCGCGATACCGATTACCCGAGGCCATAATGTTCCCCTATCCATATTTCGAGAGTGGCGCATACGGAAACGTGGGCATGTATGGCATGTCCACCTACGGAAGCCTCACGCTCACCGAGGCGTCACCCGTCCAGGTATTCGCGGAGCCGTTGACCATCGAAGAGGTTGGCTCATTCCTGAAGCTGAGCGAGGACGAATGGACGCTCGAACAGGATACGATCAATGCCCTGATTTCCGGGGCGCGCGCTGAGGCGGAAAAGCTCCAAGGGCGCGATCTGATCCGCAAGCAGTGGGACCTCGTGATGGACTACTGGCCCTACCGCCCGTCGATGCGCTCTGCCGTGATCGAATTACGCGACCCGCTGGTGTCCGTAGACCTCCTGAAGTATCGAGACTCCACCGGCTCGTGGACCACGCTCACGGAAAACGTGGATTATGTGGTGGACCCGTCGAAGCACCCCGGAATTGTAACGACTCCCACCAATAATTGGTGGCCATCGTTCACTCCGTGGCCGTCGTCTTCGATCCTACTGCGCTTCACGTCGGGCATGGATGCCAGTTCGCAGTTCTGGACAGAGGGAAACGCACAAGTCAAAAACGGCATGAAATTCTGGATCGCCGACCGCTTCTACAACCGCACCCCGCGTGTGCTTGGGCGCGGAGAGTCTGAGGCAACCTCTGATCCGATCGGCGACATGATGTCCCACGGTTCACTGCTGAGGGGGCCGCGCGGATGAGCCTGAACCCCGGAACGTTGCGCCACAAGGTGCAACTCCAGAGGGATATGGTGTATCGCGTGAACGGGCTGGAGAGTAAAACTCCCGAAGTGTACGCGACCGTCTGGGCTTCGGTAGTTTTTCTATCCGGTTCCGAGTCGTGGACTAACCACATGATCGACGTGACCGCCAACATCCGCGTGACGATGCGGTACCGCTCCGACCTCCAGCCGGCGCACAGGATTCTCTGGAATGGCCGAAACTTGGAAATCAAAAGCATCATCCCTGACGAAGAACGCCGTGAGACTTTGATTGTGGACTGCAAGGGATGACCGACGACCTCTACGCGCGGCTGAAGGAGCTAGTCGGATCGTCCGTAGAGGACGTTTACGACTCGATCCTTCCGGACGTTGACGCGAACGGAAACGCTTGGAACCTAACGATCCCCGTGGTGGTGGTTTACGGCGTCAGCGATACCCCAACGAACACAATCGACGGCACCGTGGCCATGCGCGACCAGAGAATCACTTGCGAAGTACAGGCCCGTGACCTCCGGACGGCCCGAACCATCAAGGAAGCGATTATCGGGGACCGCAATACCCCAGGATCTGGGCTGGCCGGCTGGCACGGAACAGAAACTCAAGTTGCGCAATTTGAGAGCGGCGGCCCGGAGTTGTACGACCTCGACCTAAACCCGCCGCGGTGGTGCCTTCCCGTGGATTTCATTTTGATTATCTGAGGGGCGAACGCCCAACCAAAAAGGAGAAATAGATGGCTTGGAAAGCAACGTCCCTCATTGGGACACAGTTCAAACTCGACATTGGCGGTACGCCCCTGCTGCTGGAAGGGTGTAAATCGCTTACGGCGCCCCCTGGATCTCGACCAGTGTCCGAGTGGACGCCAATTCAATCGACCACGCAAAAGTATAAGACCGGCCGCAAGGCATATGGGGCCGCGTCGGGCACGCTCGCATGGAGTCCGGTAGACCCGTCTCACATAAAGCTGCTGGCGCTCTACAATTCGGCTGCAACTGCGAATTTTGAGTTAGCGCTCACGGATAACGGTTCACAGGCACTCGTATGGCCGGGATTCGTTCAGCAATTCGGCGTAACGTTCCCCAATGAGGGCGTGGTCGAGTGCAAGTTTGCAATCCAGATGACGGGCGATGCGGCCCCCGGAACACCCACCACGATTACACCAAGCTCAACGTTCGACCCCGCCGTATCGCAGGGATCGACGCTGTTGCTGTGGGTCACATCCGCCTACGTGCAGATCAAGGGCGCGACGAACTTCGATTTGCAAGGAGGCTCACGCTCGACCTACCCAGGTACGCCGATCGACGCGCTGGTTGCAACCGTAGTTCCTGGCTACATGGGCCAGAACAAGCTGACGTTCGATCTACTGTACGATTCGACGGAGAGCACGCACACAGCCCTGTTGACCAGCTTCAATGCCGGCACCCCAGTGAACGATAAGTTTACGCTGCAATCCACGCAGAGCAGCAAGAAGATTATCTGCGACCCGGTCGTAATCGACTCTTGGGCGTGGCCGACGGCACCAGGTGCCACAACCGTTAAGGTCGGCTGCACGGTCAACAGCACTATCGCCGTCACGTAAAGCCTATGCCAAAAGCACGCACCCCTTCCGTCGAGATTCAAATTGGCGGAGAAACCAGAAACCTAATCTACGGTCATCACGCGCTGGGCGAACTGGAGGAGCGGGCAGCGCTCCTCTCCAGCGCCAGCCGAATCAAGAGCGTAATCCTGGCCCTGTGGGCGGGACTGCTGACCGAGACTCTTGATAGCCGCGGGAGAGAGACAAACCGCACGCTATCCCAATTCCAAGTCGCTGCACTAATGGACGAAATGGAGCCGAGTGAAATTGACGCCATCGCGGAGAAGATCATGGAGGCGCAACGTCTCGCGGTCCCGCCGACGGACCCTACGCCTGCGAGCGCGATCCCAACACCCCAGTCCTGACACTGGAGGAGATGGCGGCGCTCGCGAGGATCGACCTGGGGCTCGCGTCGCGGGAGTTCTGGGAGATGACGCCGAGACAGTTGTACTTCCTAGTGAAGCGCCACGAGAAACGGACTGAGGAGCGGTGGGAGCATACCTCGGCGATGATGGCGATCTACGCAAACTGCCACATTGGGCCAGATTCTAAGCCGTACGATCTGGATCACTTCGTTCCCAAGAAAAAAGCGCCAGTCAAAAAGGCTGAGCCGATAGCTGTGGGGCTCGGGCCGGAAGTGTTTAATTCATTCCGAACGGCTTTCAAAGAGGGCGGGGTGCTGAATGGCAATTAGAATTAGCACGGCGGGGCTCAAGGAACTACAGGCCAGAATGAAGCGAATGGAAGTCGCGCTTGAGCCCAAGGACCTCAACCCCATACTCGCGGGTGCCCTCAAGATATTCGGCGACAAGTACCTCTCCCTGCTTCGCACGCTAACCAAGCGAGCGCAGAACCTTCCGTCGGGGTGGGAGCACATTGAAGATGCTTTCGCCGTAAAAGAGGGGAAGTCTGACCGCTCGGCTTCGGCATTCGCAAAGGTATTCCGCAAGGCGGCACCACAGGCCATCTGGATCGAGTGGGGGCATCGCATCGTAGGGCATAAGCCAAACAAGAAGGACACCGGAAAGACTGTGGTGGCCTTCCCGGCGTTTCGCACTGCGCTCGACACGACCAAGGCTTCCGTAAAGAAAGCGATAGACGAAGGCATAGGGAAAGCGGTATTTGACTCAGCCAAATGAGCATACTTAGCGAACTGTTTGTCAAAATCTCGGGCGACAACTCCAGCTATAAAAAAGCGCTGAAGGATTCGCAGGCGGATACCGCTGCGTTCGAAGCATCGCAGGAGGCTAGCGCTAATCGACTGTCGGCCATCGGCGGAAGGCTGCTGGGGGGCATCGGCTTTGGTGCCATTGGAGCGGGAGCGCTGGCTGCGGCGAGCAAGTTTGATGAGGCGTTTACGCAGATCCAAAGGTCCACCGGGGCTACGGGAGAGAAGCTCGAAGGGCTCAAGGCGTCGTTCAACGAAGTCTACAAAAATACTTCAACCGGATCTGAGCAGGTCGCGGCCGCAATGTCTAACATCTCGGCGCGTACCGGGGCGAGCGGGGCAGCACTCGAAGATCTGACGCTGAAGATGATCAAGCTCGGCAAGACCCAGCGTGAAGACGTGACGGCCATTGCCCCGCTGGTTACGCGCGTATTTGGCGACTGGTCGATTGCGGCGACAAACACCGGCCACGCGATGGATTTCCTCCGCGTCGTCTCGCAGCAGACGGGCACCCGCGTTGCAGCAATTTCCGAGGTTCTGGTATATGCCGGGGCTCCGTTGCGTGCCCTCGGGTACGACTTCGAATCCGCCGCGACGATGATCGGCAAATTCGAGAAGGAGGGCGTAAATACCCAGCTTGTTCTCGGTGGAATGAAGGCCATTCTAGGGAAATTCGCCAAGGAGGGAGTCGCCGATACTGCCGCCGCATGGCAGGACTTCATCGAGAAGGTCAGGTCGGGGAACATTGGGCTATCGCAGATCGCACAGACCGCGGGAGAGTTTGGGGTTGGCCGGCGCGCTGCGGTTGATCTGTTCCGCGCTATCCAAGAAGGCCGCTTCAATATCGACGACACCACGAAGTCTTACCGAACAATGGCCGACGTGGTAGTCAAGGATACCGAGACCATGAAGGGTCAGGTGATCAAGTGGACGCACTCCTTGGAGGAGTTAGTGGCGGGCCACTATCAACTCATCACGGTTATCGGATTGACCTATCCAGCATGGTCAAGGATTGGGGGGCTGGTGCTCCCGATGATCTCCGGATGGGTCGGTGCCATGATCGGCGGGGGCGGAGCAGTGACTGCCGTCAACGCGCTTACGGGCAGCACGTACGCCCTAGGGGGCGCATGGACGGCCACAGGGACAGCAGCCAACGCCGCCCTTGGATCGGCCGGAGTTGCTGGCACTGCCGCTACTCTGCTTAAGACTCTCGGGGCAATCGGGCTCGCCATTGGTGCCATCATCGCTGGCTTGAAACTGCTGGATATCGGCCACAGCGGGGACAACCCAACCGGAACGCTCAGCGACTCAGAGAGGCGCGCGCTGGCGATATCTGGCGGGCAAGGTGCGATCGATCGGGCGCAGGCCGCCGTGACCGCAAGGGCTGGGCAGCAGCCCGCGACGGCAGGTCCATCCGCATCGGCATATGCTGTGCCGGTTCCGGCATCGCTAAACGCTGGTGGTGGGCTCGGGCCTGCTGCGCTGACCGACGCGCAATACAGGCTTCAGGCTTCCGAGATCGATGCATACGCCGCGCATCAAAAGGCACTATTGGACCTCAGGCGCACAGCTCTCCTGGAAGAGAAGGTGCTGGATACACAGGCAGCGCAGGATAGATTCGCTCTGCTGGAAGGGGCCAACCAGAAAGAGCTGAGGATCACGCTCGCCGCCATCGATCAAAAGATTGCGCTCGAAAAGCAGAAGAACGACGACCAGAAGGACGTTACCCTCGGGGCTCAGCGGCAAGCCGCCATTGACGCAGCGGCCAAGAAGTCATTGGAGTTGCGGCACGATCTGGCCATCGAGGAAGAGAAGATCGACGCGCAATCTCTCGCAATGAAGCGGGATCTATCCGAGGCGACGGTCAAGCTCTATAACGAAAATTCCAAACGGTGGAATTCCATTATCCTCGGTCCAGCGGAGGCCGACCTAAAGCTCAGCGAGGCAGTAGCTAAGCACGTCAACACGCTGAATCTAGCCATTCGGAAAGATGAAGAGAGGGCATCCCAGGAGGAGGAGTCCGGCGAGGAGCAACATCAGACTCGGTTGATTGAACTCAAACGCAAGGCCGCCGACTTCGCATATTCACAGGGGACCATCTCGGCCAAGCAGCGGCTGGCAATAGAGAAGGATCTCGACGCGCAGGAAATAGAAATCCAGCGCAAAGCGATTCAGCGGATGATTGACCTCCTCGATGCGGAGGATTGGATCGATACCGACCGACTGGCAAAACGGCAGGCGCTAATCAACGCGCTCAAGGCGCTGGAAGATAAGAACGCCGAGAACGAGCAAAAAGCCGCGCAGGCGTCCATAGCCTCGGCGTACAACGTCAGCAGGGAGCTTTCTAACGCCACGCATCAGTCGTTTGATGCGATATACAGGGGATTCGGCGATCTCGTGGTGAACGGCGGAAAGGCGTTCGACAAGCTCAAGGAAATTGGAAAGAACTTCGCCTCGGACCTGTTCAGCATCATGCTCAAGGGGCTGTTCAAGCCGCTGGAAGACCAGATTGCCAAGCTAGTTGGGAATTTGGGTTCGGTCTTCGGGAGCGCGGCCGGAGGAGCAGGGGGAGTATCTAGCGCCGCAGGCTCTGCGGGTTCTGCTGGCAGTGGTGCATCTTCTGCCGCGAGCGGATTAGGCGGGATAGGTGGTGTGATCAGCGTCGTATCTGGTGCCGTAACGGCCATCTCTTCGGTCGTGGGCAATTTCCAAATGGCCGGCATGAATAAGTCGCTCGATGTGCTGGTCAACCACACGCTGCGAATCTTCAATGTGGTCTACCAGGATCAGCAGGAGCACTGGGCGTTTAAGTCTCAATTGTTCGCCAAGATGGACGACATGTGGCACGCCATCCTGGACAAGGGCGATCTGATCGCGGGCAGGATCGGCACTGGCGGATCAGGCGGCGGCTCTCTCGTCACGTTCAATAATTGCTCATTCTCGGGTGGCGCTGACCCGAACGCGGTAATGGCAGCAGCGTTCAAACAGTTCAATCTTGCCCAGGGCAAATGAGCCTAACCATCACCATCGCAGGGGTTGATAAGACTAGCCTCGTGCAGACGGATACGTTCAATCTGACGAATGCTCTTGGCCAGCGGGATACGTTCTCGACGGCCATCTTGAGCCCCGATGCGTCGTATTGCCCTCCGCATGGCGGGACCATCACCGTTGAGCATTCAACGCTCGGGCCGATGTTCGGCGGGATCATTTACAACCGCTCGCTGGACCTCCAAAAGGCATCGGGCAGCATAGCATCTTTGCTATCCACCATCGACTGCGTGTCGTGGGAGGTGCTGATGGACCGTCGGCTCTGCGGCGCGCGCGTGTGGACGGCGCAGACGGCCGGATTCATCTTCCAGGACATATTTAGCTCTTGGATGGGCGGAGAGGTTTTATTCTCTACTATCGTCGCCACCGGCCCCACCATTCAGTCGTTCTCGGTGGATTGGTGTACGGTTCGCGAGGCGTATGATGAACTCGTCGCGGCGGCATCTGTGGCGGCTTCAGCGGCGTATGCGTGGGACGTAACGCCAGACAAGATCACCCGGTTCTATTCTCGAGGAACTTATCACGCAGGGATCGACGTCACTGAGACTAACGATTACATCGTTCGCCCGATCACGATCAGCAACTCGTTCCAGGCTTTCGCCAACGTAACGCGCGTCCGGGTCGGAAACTTCGTAACCGATGAGCAGACCCAAACCTTCCACCCGGACGGCTCGACGCGATCTTTCGGAGTCGATAAGCCGATCGCAGCAGTCCCTACTATTACGCTTGACGGTGTAGCGCAATCGGTGGGCTTCAGGGGCGCGGCTGGCGGGACCACGTCTTCGGTCGTCTACACGTATCCGCTCACGGGAAATCCGGTCTCGGTACACTCCCTTACGATTGGATCGACGGTTTATTCATTCGCTGAAAACGGATATTCCGCAGATCAGCTTGCTCCGGTGATCGCGGGGCTGGCGACGGCAGACTCGCAATGCTCGGTGACAGTCCTCGATGCGACCGCAGGCACGGTTTCCATCGTGGCCACCGGCGCGGCCGTCACCGTTTCGGGGTCCGATGGCAACACTACAGCCGCCTTGGAGTCGGCCACTAAGCAGTGGTATTGGCAAGACGGCAGCGCGACCATTGAGCAGGACCCCAGCGAAACCATCCCGAGTTCCACTAGCGAGTTGGTGGTGACGTTCCGGGGTTACCAGAGCACGGTTGTTGACACCGGGGTAGATCAGGACTCAATCGACGCGCGCGTTGCGGCAGAGGGCGGCACGGGCTACTGGATGATCCTCCTGGAGACCTCCACGGGGAAGAGTTCCGCCGATGCCCTCAGCGTGGCCGGATCGTACCTCGCGAACCACGCCAAGGTGCCGACGGTCCTCAACTACCGCACCGATTACGCGCCGATTCGCGCGGGGATGTACCAGCACGTGACGCTGACATCGTTCGGCGATCCAATCGACGCCGAATTCATCATTGAATCCGTCTCTTTGGTGCAGCAAGGCGATCAGTGGTTTTGGAATGTCAAGGCTGTAGACGGAGCACTCTTGGGCGACTGGAAAACGAAGCTTTACGAGATTGCGAGCCCTGGATCGTCCGCTCCGTCGTCTCTGCCGTCCGGGAGCAGCGGCGCATCCGCCGATCAGGGATTCATTACGATCAACGTTCCCGTCGATGAGGACTACGCGATCACCGAGACCGGAAACCTGATCGTAAACGTTACGGCCGCCACGCGCGACTGCCTGATCACCCTTCCCTTGGAAGCGTCCGAGAAGGGTGACACGATCTGGCTCAAGCACACATCTAGCAGCACGTTTGACATCATCCGGCGAGTAATCACCGGGGACGACGTAGACGGTAATTCGAGCGACTACCATATCACGCCGACGATGGGCCAATGGGGCGGAATCGGCAATAGCTAAGACGTTTGTACAAACAGCACAAAAGGTAAATTTCCTTTGGGCAGCTACCATACCATTTCCACGACGAGCGGCGGAAGCTATACGCCCCCACCGGATGCGCCAAACATCCTAGACGACGGCACCACCGTTGCGTCGGCGTACTATGAGCCGTACGGCCACGACTGGAACCGCGGGCTGACAGCCACGCTCCATCTGCCAACTTCTGACGGGGCGTACGCGCACCTGTTCGAGATCCAGACCATCGCCACCAACGGAGCCGGCGACTCGCTAACATTCCCCTCGGTGTATGCCCCATTTTCAGGATCGACGCTAACCGTCCGCAGCATCCCGACTCCCGTTTCCGCTCCGTACCCCGCCGAAACGTGGACGTTAAAATTCCGCTGCATCAACGACGCGAACAAGGCAACGGCGAGCCCCACGACGCGCACGGTCACGACCACCGCGCCCTCCGTAAGCTCTGTCACCGTGGTTGAGACCGGGCCTCGCATCACGACGAACATAGAACGCGCAGTCGCCACCACGCTCACCGTAACGCCCACGCTTAGTGCCAACCTCGGCGGATCTTCGGCAATCCAATACGTCACGGTCTGGACGAAATATGCGTGGGGTGACCCAGACAAGGGACCCGATCCAATCACTACCCGCAAGGGCATCTTTCCCATCACGGGCCTCACCACTGCAATTGTGCTGACCGGGGAGAATCAGGTTTACATCACGACCCTATCGTCCACCGTCTTGACGGTATATGTTGCGCTTGGCGCATGGGATGGCACCACCATTCCAGCATCGGCCGCGGCAGGCACGTATACGATGTCGGGGCCGGCCGCCCCGCCCTCAGCGGGCAGTTGGATCAGCGGCGCTAACTTCACCGGGCTATCTTCCGCGCTCAAGTACTACACCATCGGTGGCGGAGCATTCGGGTTCAAATTCGGGACACTCGGGTTCACCGCTGGATTCAGCACGCACCCCACCCTGCGATCCGTTCGCTGCTACGTGCAAAACGGAAAGTGGAACGGGTCTACATGGACGGCCAGGCCCGACGACAGCGCCGACAAAGCATTTTGCGACGTTCAGGTAACTCAGTCCGACGCTAATACGATTATCACCGTCACGGGAGACTCGGTTACCGTGGCACCCGTGTGGCCGTGGTCGGTGCGTATCTCCACCGATGCATACCCCGACGTCCGCATTCATCTAGACGTCATTCCGACGGCCGGATCTATCGTCACGCAGGCGGCCTTCTCTGGCCAGACCTCGCCCTGTTCAGAAATCATCTTTTCGTCCGATGGGCAGTACGCCTACATTCAGCCGAGCCTGACGAAAGCGCTCGCTACGGCAAGTCCGTGGGATCCGGCGACTCTCGGTGATAGGTTGGGCCTAGTTGGCGGAAAGGCGACAGTTGTCACGCCGCTCGCGTTCAACGTCTCAAGCCCCACGGCCTTCGCTAACTACACGACCGAGGGCGGGTTGCCAAAATGGTATCTGACGGGGCAATTTGTACTGCCAACCCCATATACAAACATCAACAACGTTCACATTGTCGCCACTGCGGCGGGGATCATTCTTCCAGAGCTTTTGGTGATTCAGGAGGCGCAATTTGGTATTTCGTTCACTCTCGTTGGAAACACGCTTTTCTACCAGACCCCCACGCAGCCACGCGACACTGTAACGTTCAACTACACTCTGCAATTTTGGGTGGATAACGCTGATGGGGTCCGTACTCCATTTCCAGCTTCCACATCCGTCACGGTCACAGGTACCGCTGCTCCATTCAGCACTACCGCTCCGCCAGCTCCCGTGATCACCACGGCTATGACGAGTTCGGGAGATGGCCCGATCTACGTACGGAACGGCCACAGCTTTTCTGTCGGCTTCAAGGTGAGCTTTGTGGCGCCGACGAATCTTACGGGCGTCCACTATTCCGTTCGCGTCTCGCGGGTTAATGCGGCTGGACAGCGGTCGATTATCGAGACGATGTACTGGGATTCGTCTGGCCCGTTCGTTCCTGGCACGGCGTACGGATTCACGGGCAACGCGGTCGATGACATCCCGGCCGCCGCTCAAACGTGGGGCATCGAATTTCTCGCGATCAATCCTGACAGCGTAGCGAATCCGTCGCCTAATATCTTTGCCGTAACCGTCGCGCCCAACACCGTATCGGCAGTCGGCGGGGCTGAGGGAGCGGCATACATCGAGGCGGGGCAGGGGTCTAAGACGCACGTAACGGTCACTGGCACCATCGGCACTGCCAACGGTCCCGGCGTTAGTGTGGCGTCTCCGCAGGCGCTTACGGCATATTTCTCTGCCGATAACGGCAATACGTGGTTTGGCCTCGATTGGGTGGATGCGGCGACGACTTCGTTCTCGTTTAGCTTCGAACTATGGCGACCGACGGACGTCGTTAAACCGTCTTGTAAGGTAGCTGTCGCGATCGGTGCGTGGAACTGGCCCGATGGGACATTCCGCAGTCCCGGACCATCTGGTCCCGTAACCAGCCTGCCCGCGAGCGCTTCGATATCTTCGCCATTTACTGTCGCCTTGGTCGGGGCTCCCAGCGCAACGGCCTGCACTGCGGTCTCGGTGCTGCCCCGCACGGCAACGGGCGCGGCACTCTATCAAGGCGTAACCATCGGAATCACGGGAGATAAAGTCGTCTACTGGGGCGTCCAGCCAGGGATGACATTCACGAATCCCAACTACACCGATCCTGAATTCTTCTACGCGCGTTTCGAGTGCTATGTCGTGCAGGCGGGCACGCCCGCTCCCGGAGCGGGTGAGGTTATCGCTCCAGCAGATCAGGGCGGTACGAAGACTTACCACAGCGGGGCCAAAGAATTCATTCCCGGCGCAGCCAACGTTTGCACCGACATCGACGGGTGGGAATTTAACCCTGTCGGTTCGAATTTCACCGTTCTCCGCGTTCGCCTGATCGCTTTCAGCCGCTCGGGGCAGTCCACGGTGCAAGCTGTCTGGACCGGCACTCCGCCGAATACGGGCATCGTATACAGCACCGACCACACGTACTGCGACATTACTTTCGGGGCACCGCCGACCTCGCAGATCACCTCTGGGCTGTCACCCTCCAGCATCGGCTCCGGCATGTACATCGACACCGCCGGGAAGCTCCAGCTAACCGGCGCTCCGCTGCTGGTCAACGGCTCCTTCGAAGAGGGCGCACTCGGCGGCACGCCGTCCGGCTGGTCGATAGGTGGTGGGCAAATCGGCACGGTAACCACTGTCGTCAACCCGCTATCGAATGCCACAAATCCCAGCGCCCGATGCGTGGCGCTGTCCGGTAGCCACTCCTCCATCGTTCAGACATTCCCCTGCAAACCCGGCGACATGTTCCATCTGTCCGATCTGGTTTATGCTAGCGGAGCGAATGGGACGATGCGATGCGGGCTGATCTGGCTTGACTTCGCGCAGGGGTTCATCACGATTACGGAAGCGCCGCAAATTGGCGCTCCGGGCGCATGGACGGCGATGGCGGTCTCGGGGACCGCGCCTATCAACACGGCATACGTTCAAGTTTTTCTATCGACGGCCAACAACACTTCCGGAACGTGGTATGTCGATAATGCGGATCTGGAAGCGACTGGCCACATCTCAGTTGGCAACGGGATGGGCTTCGACACGCAGGGAAATCTTGTCGTGTCGGCGAACTCCGAATTTAGTTTTGTTGCCGGCAAGCTGATAATCGCAGGCGTAGATTTCAGCAAGGGATTCAACGGATTCACGGTCGGTAACTCCGTCCCTCAGATTACGATCTCGCCGGGTGGCGTGCCGATGGGTTGGATCGGGAGCGATTCCGCTTCTGGATTCTCTGGTGCGTGGTTCAAGCGCGTGATGATCGGCGGAACGAGTCCAGCGAATGCTCCGATCATTGCCGATGCGTCTGGAAACGTCGCGATCCCCGGAACTCTCATTACCGGATCAATTGTAAGCGCGCAAATTGCCGTTCAGAATATCACTGGATGGAATTTGGCCAACATCACCATCGGCTCGGGCGTGACGTTCGTTGGATCAAACTACACCGTCAGGCTGAATCAGTTGAACGTCAACGGTGCTCCCGTAGCGATCGATTCAAGTGGCCCTATCAGCGCGACAGACTTCGTTGCAAATCTAGTGGACGGGACGACTCACCGGGGACAAACCTGCACGCTGGTCTTCGCGCCAGGCTCGTTCTCTTTCAACGGATTCCCAGGCAAAACAACTCTAACGTTTCAGCGTGGCCTAATAACTCAGATTACTTAATATGCAAAGCGAATACAGCCTCACTCCCGAAGAGCAAAAAGAGATGGGGGTCTACCTTTCGGCCATTTCCGAGGTGCAGAAGCAGATGGCAAGCGCGCTTCGAATGCTTGTGCGCCAGCAGCACCTAGAAGGAAACTGGGGCCTCAGCTCCGACGGAACGACACTGCTCAGGCAACCAGACGCGACGGAGGTGAAATAGATTGCCACTTTACGACATATCGCATAACCCCCTTACCACCGATCAGGCTATCGGCACTCTGGTGGACGACGGGACATCTCCGTCCGCTCTCTACACTGAAGCCCTCTCCCGTCGCACCGCAAATCAACTCGCGGCACTTGCGGCCGCCCAACCTGTAATCCCGGTATCGTCCGGAAACATCGCATTCACTATCTCCGATTTTCAGGCGTTTTCGCAGTGGGCAGCCCGTCCCTATGATTCCTTCGACGGCCTGAATGTCCTGAACGGTCTGTATTCACCCCAAACGGTCAAGCAGGTAATGGACGACATGGCTTCGACTGGTGGAGGGTTGCCAGTATCCCAGGCAGATATTTTACTCCGCCTAGTTTGGGTGATGCGAGTAGTCCGGCTTTCCGCAGGGTTATCAAATCCAAATCCGATCGTTCGTCCAAACACGTTGAACGTCAGCCCGTGGGTAGCTTCCAGCATCACCATCGCCACCAACGGGGCCGCTCCCGATGGCACCAATACAGCAAACATCCTCACGTGCGCCTCAACATCGCACGTCTACCAGCCAGCCATTCCCCTTGGCCAACCAATCGCCGGAAGGCAGTACACGTTCCGTGCTTGGATGCGATCCCCATCGAAGGCAACCATCGGAATGAATATCAATGCCAACTCCGGAAGCGGTGACGATACCGCTCAATCCATAGCGTTGACCACTGACTGGGCCCAGGTGTCAGTTACCAAAACGTTCTCCCTTTCAGGATCTTCAATCGACATCGGGATAGACAACCGGACGGGAATCGGAGTGGGAGGAGACGGCATTTCTGGGGACGTGTACGTGTGGGGCGCAACCGTTACGTGTGAGAGCTAAATACCATGCCTGTTTACGACATTTCTGGAAGTGTAGTCGCGCCGTTAAGTGCCATTGATGTGCTGGTAGACTCTGGCACTGCACCGACAGCCGTCTTAGCCACGGCGACATCTGAGGATATCTATAATGCGCTGACGGCGGTTTTCGCGGGCCAGCCGACCATACCCATGGACGGAAGCCACAACATCATTGAGACTACGTCGGATTGGAAGCACCTGATGAACTGGGCCACCCGGCCTTACTCCTCCGGTGACGATTTCTCTGGAGATCCTCAGCTACTGGAATACGTTTTGCAGGTATTGCAGATCGGGGCTCAGGGATCTAACGTTTCACCAGTTATTCCGCCGTACTGGAAAAACTCGCTCTCCGTTCTGAAGTTGACGCAGGCCGAAGTGCTCTCTTACCTAATATATCTGTGCCGTGGAATATACAAGGGATGTGGATTTCCAGCGCCCGTGCAGGTTCCATGGCCGTAGCTTTTCAAGGGGAGAATTAAATGGCAAACGAACTCAATGTCGCCGTAAGCATCTCGGCCAGCAACGCTACCACCCTAATCAACGATGCCGTGGCCTATCAGGTCGCGCAGAACATGGCCGGGAAGTATAAAGAAGAGTCTGTCCAGACCTTTACCGCTACCCCCATCGCATTCCGGATCGGATCCATAACGAACGTTGGCTACGTCGTGATTAAAAATACGGCAGCCTCGTATAATCTGCTCGTAAGTAACGGAGCAGGTGGTGCTCCGGTGATTTCCATTCCCCCCGGCGGCGCGTGCCTATTTTCGAGCGCGACTAACACCCTATTCGGCGCGGCGTCTGCTGGCACGGTTGACGCGGTGATCTCCGTTTACGAAGCGTAGTTCCATTCCGGTTCACTCCCATGAAAATCTTGATTGCCCTGCTGGCCATAGCTGCGTCTGGCCTCGCGAGTACGCACATCGTTGACACGAATGTGGTTGGAGGCGATGGCCGAACGCCAATAGCCTTCGGGCGTTTCGTTGTCCAGGGCTATCAGAGAGACGCCAACGGGAAAAGCGCCCTAAAGACTAAGTTCACCGTTCCGATAGTAAACGGCGCGGTGGACTTCACGGTCGAAGGCGGAACAAACGTCTACTTTAACGCCAAGGTCTATATCACTACCTCCAACGACCCCAAGGCCGTTGTTCTCGATTCTTACGACGAGCCCGTCTGGGTGGTTCCTGATACAGCCTCGGTTCTGAAGATTACCGACATCCGGGGTGCCGCGATTCCGGCCAATCTCTACCTGAAATCCGGTACGTACTGCATCACGGTATCGCCTCCAGCCTGGCAAGTCGTTTCCATCACGGTCTGCGGTGGCGGCAGCGGTGGTGCCCTCTTCGACACCTATTCTGGCCTGTTCGATTCTGCGTCCGGCCTATTCGACGCGCATTAGGAGCAAAATGAAAACGCTATCTCTACTTCTGATTTGCGCAGGCCTCGCGGTTGCGCAGGTTCCGACGGTCCCGAATACGGATCACGCGACATTCCGCACGAACCTCAATCTGAGCCTTGGGCGTGCCGTAGATGCCAACGGCTCATACACCAACCCGTCGTTCATCGTCTCTATTCCCTATTCCAAGATCACGGGAGCGCCGACGCTTTGGGGCACTGGCTCTAAGGCGGTAGCGGCCAATGCGCTCGGCGTGGCCGGCAACTGCGTTGTCTGGTCCGTCGTTGGCCTCGGTGACGCTGGTGCTCCGTGCGGGTCTGGTGGCGGGGGATATGGAACCGTGTCCGGCAACGGGACTCCCGTGACGGCGCGCGGCATATTAAACTTCAGTACCGAATTCACCGTGGCCGACAACTCGGGCGCGACCCGAACGGATATCAGCCTCAACAGCGTGGATGCCGGAAAGATCCTCTCGGGAGCGCTAGCTAAAGCTCGTCAGCACGCGGCCACAGTATACAACGACCAAGCGAACACGTACACCACGGGTGCGCAGGACTTCAGCGCGGCCACGAGCTTGCGCGTGCCGAATGCGGCCGGATACACGCCGACGCTGAACGGACACTTCGGCTACGACACAACCTCCAACACCTTCAAGGGCTATACGGGCGCATCGGTCCACACGTTCGCGTTCCTGGATAGCAATGTGGCGACGGCGACGGCATTGGCGGGCACTCCAACGAAGTGTAGCGCCGGAAACTATCCGCTTGGCGTCGATGCCCAAGGGAACGCGCAGAACTGCACGGCGACCGGCGCCGGAAATGTGGTCAACACGAACGTCTCAGTCGATCCCACCAATCAGAACTGCACGGCGGGCGTAGACTACCGAACCAACACCACCGCGAGCCCATCAACACTGTGGCGCTGCGAGTCTTCCAGCGGAGGTGTAGGTGTATGGCGTCAGGTCGTAGATGCCTCTGGTTCGGGAACGACCACCGTCACATTTGTTGAAGGTTCGGCATCGGCGATTCCAAGTCCTCCATCGGGATCGCAGTCGTTGGTGATCGATACGGATCATGTGGCCAAGCTGAAAAATAGCTCTGGAACGCTAACTCCGCTGGTGGGCGGTGCCGCTGGCTCTGGCGGCGTCACGACTCACACGGGGAGCTATACGATCACCTCTTCCGATACCGGAACGCATCTTTACACCGGGGCCACTTCTACCGCTACGCTTCCCGCAACCGTTCCGGCGACGGGCTTCATCGTCTCCGTGAAGAGCGGCAACGCTACTGGGCTTGTCCTCGACCCGAACGGCAACGCGATCACCGGGTGCGTCTCGACGCCGATTGCAATGGGCCACGAGGTGCTTGTCCAGAGCAATGGAGCGAATTACATCTGTTCCGCGGCGGGCGAAATCCTCAGCGTCAAGGACTTCGGGGCCGTTGGAGATGGAACCACCGACGATACGACGGCCATCACCAACGCATTCGCCACGGCTTGCGCGAGAGTCGCGCCGCGGGTCGTATTCCCGGCAGTCGCGACCTCGTATCTCGTAACGGGAACGATTCAGCTTTGCGAGCACATCGAAGTTTTCGGCTACGGGCACACGAGCATCCACTACACCGGGACCGGCGCGTTATTCAATTTGGCCGGCAACATCAACGGGCCACAGATTCACGGGCTGCAACTGGTCGGCAACAGTGCGGCCAATCAGGTCGCGATCAACCTACAGGGCAATTCGGGAATTGTGGTGCAGGGCCACTTCCACGACTTGTTCGTTTATAACTTCGGGGATGTCGCGACCCATAGCGGAGCGGGCATCCGGTTCCAGGGCAATGGGGCCATCAGCGTCTCAATCACCAACGTGGACATGTCGAATGATGGGGACGACATCCGCATTGACGCCACTACCGATAGTTTGAACGTCTCTGAGAGCACTCTGTACGGAACCGCGAAGTGCATCAATATTACGACCGGGAGCGGGGCTGGTACGGTTTCGTTCCGCCATAACAACATGGGCTGCTTGGGTGGTTCAACATTCAACCCAACTTTCGCAAACATAATCCTTGCCGATAACGAGTACGAGATCGTCGCGGCGAGCACAAATGCCAACAGTGCGGCTTTTGAATTTCTTGGCGGCTCGGTCTACCTCGACAACAATATGTCCACGGTCCACAATCACGCCAACTACGATTTCTACATCGGCGACGGCGTAGTGAACTCCAGGATTTACGGGAATCAGGGAGGCGGATCAAATACGAATGTATTCCGGGTGGGCACCGGGACGGGGAACGTATACTTCAACAATCAGACGGTAGGCACCGCGCTCTATTCGAATGCGGCGTACACGGGCATCATGGCCGCTCCGATTAGCGGCACTCCCGGAGCGCGGAAGGTTCTGGATGGTGCTGGCACATGGCTGTCTATGGATGTCTCGCAGAACTCGCAATCGGCCGCCTACACGACGGTCCTAGCCGATAGCGGCAAGCACATCCTCCATCCGACCGCCGACAACAACGCGCGGACTTTTACGATCGATAGCAACGCGAATGTGGCGTACCCAATCGGGACCACGATCACGTTCATCAACCAGATCAACACTGTGACGATCGCCATCACATCGGACACCCTGCAGCTCGCGGGGACGGCGACGACTGGATCACGCACGCTTGCGGCCGGCGGAATGGCGGTTGCAATCAAGGTCACCGCCACTTTGTGGTTCATCTCGGGACAGGGGCTCACATAAATGAAAACTCTACTCCTCGCACTCGCTCTCTGCGCCTCTGCGCAAGCCCAATCCTCCGTGATGCTCCTGATGGGATCGTCCGGCGGCAGAGTCTCCACGCCCACGGATTCGCCTGGCGCGGGAACCTACACCAGCACGCAAACGGTGACGCTCAGCGACACCACGAGCGGTTCGACGATCCTCTACACCACGAACGGCAGCACACCCGCGTGCCCATCGACCGGCACGACGTACTCCACCGGCATTAGCGTTGCCGCGACGACCACGATCAAGGCGATCGGGTGCAAGAGCGGCATGGCGGATTCGTCGGTATTGACGAGCGTCTATACGATCTCGGCACCGCCATACACGGGAGCGGGCGACGTTGTGACGGGCGCCTATGCCTGGGCGGGGCTGCGATCCTACAGCAGCGCGAGCCGCGGGACGAAGGTCGCACGGGTATGCAATGCGAGCGATACGAACTGCGCCGACATCAACAGCCTTTCCAGTGACGGGAGCTTCGACCTGACCACGGTTCAGGCATCTCCGTTGAGCTGTGCGGATGATGTCTGCACCGTAAAGACGATGTACGATCAATCCGGCGCATCCTCATGCTCCGGACCATGCGACCTGACGCAGGCCACGATCGCATCCAGGCCAACGCTCAAGTTCAACTGCGGCGCGAGTCTGCCGTGTCTCCATTTCACCGGCACTCAAATCTTGGAATCCGGCAACATGGGACCGTATTCTGTCCCATTTACTTATGCGGCGGTCGCGGAAAGAACTTCCGTGTCTTCCACGGTGTTTTTCGGCACCTACTACGCGCGGTTCTACTTTACCGGGAGCGCGGGGACCATAGCGCTGATCAATGGCGCAGAGTTCGACGGATCGGCGACCGATAACGCCATGCATTCCCTGCTCGGGATTTTTAACGGCGCATCCTCGGTAATCGTGTCCGACGGAACTAGTTCCACTGGAGATGCGGGAGCGACCGGCCAGCTCGGATCGGATCATATCTCATTCGGAGCCGCGCCGTTCGGAAGTGGCCTCAATCTCACTGGGTATATCCGCGAAGGTGGCATCTGGCAAATCGGCTTCTCGTCCGGACAAAGGACTTCCATGAACAGCAACCAGCACACCTTCTGGGGATTCTGATATGATCGATTCGTGCAACAGCCGACGCCGAACCTCGCCGCTCCTGCCTTCTCGCCCACCATTGGGGCGGAAGTCGGTCTCCATCGATCCAGTGGGGACGCGGGTTCTACGGTCTGGCTGGTATGCAAAGGACCGCTCCCAAGCTTCCGGAGCATCTGGAATTGGCTGCGAGACCGCGGTCCCTACCCAGCACCCCAGTGGCAAAAGATGCGGGTCGCTAGCAAGTCGGATCTTGCTATGTTCCGCACTGCTGGCTCACTGTAGCCTTCCCTCCTTAGCTCAGACAATGGTGCCCGTCCGCAGTAGCGGGCCGGGCGTGGTGTATGTCACAGGTGCCACCACCGGTCCGCCGGCTGTAATCCAGTCGATGTGGCCGCACGCTTTCACGGCTGGGCAGCAGATCGGGTGTTGGAATATCCCCGGTGCGTTGAACCTGAACGGCCACCTAAAGGTCAAGGCCGTCGTGGACGCCACGCATTTCAGCGTCACGAATCTCGCCGGCACAGACATCACCGCCAGCGGACCATGGCAGCATGGAGGTCCGTGGCAGGTAGTTTCCGTCACTGTGTCAGGCACAGGCACAGGCTACACCGACGGAGACGCCGTGATTTTCACGGGAGGGGTTTCTGGAAGCATAACCGCCAGGGCGACCATCAACGTTACTGCAGGCAGCATCACTTCGGTAACGATGCTGGACGGTGGGTTTTATGTCACACCTCCCATACCGCCCACTCCACCGACCGTTACGGTTACCTCGGGAGGGTCGGGCCAGACCTTGACAGCCGTGATGTCTCATCCGGTGACCGAGGGATCAATCCAGTGGTGTGGAGTAGAAACTAATCAGGCAATGTCGGTTGGGTTGCGTGGCTGGTTCGATGGCGATAACGGCACCTTCACACGCTCGATGGCGATGGGCACGTGGAATGGCCTAGCCTCGCTCACCGTAGACTCCAGTCATATCGCACACGTGACAGCTCCGTCGGGATATGGGGCGGCAAGCCCAAAAATCTCCATCTGGGGGTCGGGGAACTCAACACTCAATAACGGCGGAACCCCGTACACGATCACAGTCGATACCGCGACCACCTTTCATTTCACCGTAAACTCTTCGATCCCCGCCGCCACCTACACCGGGGCCAACAATACATGTGGTCCGGCGAGCAATGCGGACTGCCTCAGGATCTCGCAGCGTGCTTTCACCGGAGACCCGATTTGGGATCAGGTCGTGAGCATGACGGCCACTTATGGACCACAGCGTCACAAGTTCGACGGTGGAACAATTGGGCAGTTCGATGTGATCAACACGAATGCCGACGTGCAGATCATCTACGGGATCAAGTATTTCGTGGATCAGGGGGATGCGGTTGCAAAGGCTAGCGTGTTGTATTGGCTAACGCATTTGCGCCGGATGTACACCTCTGCCGGTTGGGGGGTGTTTGAATCAGGCTCTTCGATGGGCGGGAACTATACGTGGTCACAATTCTCCAACTACATCTTGCGCAACTTCGGCACCTTGTACACGATTGGCAAGGGCCTGCTGACCACTCAGGAACGCCAGGACTTTCGCGACCAGATCTTAAATGGATGGGATGCTACGGATCTCCAGAGCGTAACGAAGAACATCCCGCTAGAAGACACCGGCACCGCGACCTTCAATGGGACCCAATGGATCGGGACCGGAACTCATTGGCTGACGGATATTCACCCATGCGACTCGTACGGATGTGACACGGTCTATTTGCTCTGGAGGTCGATCAGTAATCCCAGCGGCGAATACTACGTCACCTCTGTAGTTGATGACACCCACATCACCGTCAATACGCTGAATACTACGCCAGTCGGTACGCCAACCCACCTAACAATCCTGCACCATTGGGTTCCAGGTGTCGCCGGATTTATGTGGGCCAGGGGGTTTTGGAGTGGAGCGGTCAATCAGGAAATGTATTGGCCAAACAAACAGGCTCTCAACGTAGACAAGTGCTGTTTCATCACCCACCAGAACGGTTCCGAAAGTTATGGCTCAATCATGAGCATCGCGGGCGCACTGGCGGACGAAGATTCAAGAGCGCTTGATCTCTTCTCGATGTACCAATCCCTGACGTGGGACGCGATCATGACCGACACCTTGGGTGCGTATACGGGATTCGGCTCCGCTGGGACAAGTTACAACGCTGACTCCGACTTGCCGTACCGAAAAGACGCCCTTTGGTTCATGCTCCAATCCGTACCGTCGCTGTGGACTTCGTTTCCGACCGAGTGGTCGAAACAAAACACAATGTACAAGATCTACGCCACAACTCCAGAGCTGTACAACGGCCAGCCTCAGTTTGCAGTTTGGGGGGTGGGGGGCGGAGCTAGCTGGATCTCAAATAATCTGTACCCGTATCAAGGCAGGGCGGACGCGAGCTTTCTTTTTGCTCCCCAAAGTACCGAGGCGCAGCAATTGAGGGCGTTCTTTTCGGCTATCAGCCTTCCCAACACGAATTCGAATTACGTGGGTAACGCAATCCTGGCGGATTCGCCGAACACTCCGACAGGCACGCTGACAGGTCTCTCTCATCAGCGATTGTTCACTCCGACGAACAAGGCGGAAATGGTATCCCTGACTGGGACCGTTATCCCGGTTACGATGTCGATGGATGCCGTGATCAGCACCGGGTGTTTCACTTTTCCCTCGGACTGCACGCACATGATGCTGCTCGCCCTGAGCGCAAAAGGGGCTGATTATTATGGCACCACTCCCGCCGCGGGGGACTTGCATGTGTTCAAGCGCCAGCCCTTGTTAGAGCCTGACGATGCTTCTCAGGTACCTGGACAGCTAGATCAAGCAGACACGAGGGCGAAAACGTCCATGATTGATTTCGTGGGTGTTGGGCTTCACGCTTCGCTGGGGTACGGAGATTGGGCGATCAGCAATATCACCCGGTGGCACGGTCCCGATAACGCTGGCGATCCGGCGAACAACATCGTTTATACGACGGCAGAGACCAAGAAGCAGTACAACGCGCAGATCGACCGCGCGCAGATTTCGGTCGCGCAGTTCAAGAAGCCCAGCACGGAAGAGAACATAATCGTCTACGTCGATATCGACCAGACCTCTGCGGCAACCAAGACGCCATTCCGACACCAGATCCACTACTCGCAGAATGGACAGGCGGCGGCGCCTACTCACGTGGATGCGGAGGGGGATACGACCTGTCCAGGGTCAGGTGGTTGCGCTAATCTCGACACGAATCGCACGGTGCTCTCTCAGCAGAGCGGATCGCTTGGAAATGTCTATGGAATCGTGACGAAGATTCTTGCGCCGACCGGCGGCACTATTTTCGTGAAGGACGACGGCAGCAGCTTTCCCGGTGGGCTAGGAAGCACTCACCGAGTTTCGATCTACGGCGGGGCTTCGTCTTCCGCTACGCCCAATTCTGGTGATTGGATTGAGGTGCATAAGATCGCACAAAACATGAGCGACACCACGCTCACGGCGACGGCCATCAACCCGGATGCGAACTGGACCGGCGTGCAGACCACAAACAACGTCGCGCTATTCGCTCGCGGTGGCGTGCTTAGATCATCGCTTACCAATTTCACCACAACGCATAGCGGGACCGCGCAATATCTCATCGCTGGCCTGAAGCCTGGGTCGTACGCCGTCACGGTTGGTGGCACTCCGGTATCCGGCTCTCCGTTCTCCGTTACCTCCTCGCGAGACGCCGCGATCAACTTCGAGTCCACCGCGGGCGTGGTGGCCTTGAGCGGAACTCCCACGACGTTGGCTGTTACGACATCTTCGCTCTCGGCGGGCCAGGTCGGAGTACCCAAAACGGCCACTCTCGCAGCGACAGGTGGCACCTCCCCGTATACCTGGAAGATCATTTCGGGCCTACCCTGCGAGGGGCTGTTTCTGAACGCGACGACCGGCGTCTACTCCGGCACGCCGACGCGCGCTCAAACGTGCGACCCGACTTTCTCCGTGACAGACTCGGCAGGCATCACCGTTGACTCGGCAACGCTGCCCGCCACGATGAGCGCTGGTGCCCCCGCGCTTACGCTGACCGCTTCGCCGTCCTCGCTCTCCTTCAGTTGCACTGCCGGTGGGTCGAATCCATCCGCGCAGAACATCGCAGTCGCCGCGACGGGCGGCACGCTCGATCAGTTCTCGGGCAGCAAAACGCAATCCTGGGACTCCATTTCACCGACGAGCGGATCAGCCGCGGGTAACATCGCCGTGAGCATTACGGGCTGTCCCAGCCTCGGTGCCGGCACCGTCACGGATACCGTCACGATCTCGAGCACCACGGGCGGGATTACCGGCTCACCCCAAACCGTCGGTATCACGCTGGTAGTCTCGCCATCAGGCGGCGGCGGTGGCGGCGCGCACCCATCTCCAGCCGGCGGCAAGGTCGGGGCTAACGGCAAAGTCATCATCCACTAGAGCACACCATGAAAACTCTCATACTCATCGCCGCTGCCTGTTTCGCCTCCGTGGCTTTTGCCCAGCCGTC